TAATAATACTGTATACAAAGTTAGTACTAGTTCTTATGCAGTAACATCTCTTGGTACAATCTCTGGAACAGTTAAAACCTGTTACTTTGCACCTTCGAGTAATAACCAATACTTATTCTTTCATAATCAAACTTATGGATATTTAATTGACGGGACTACGTGGTCCCTTACTAAATATACTAATGATAACGTTGTCTCTACAAACATTCTTGTAGGTGGTTCAGGTTATGTATCTGGTGATGCTGTAGTATTCTCAGCTCCTGGAGGAAGCGGTACTACTGCTACAGGTACTTTGATTCTGAGTGGTACTGCTATTGTTGGTATTACTATTACAAGTGGTGGCTCAGGTTATAGCAGCCCACCTAGTGTGTCAGTTACAACCAGTACAGGAGTAGGCTTTAGTGCTACTTGTCTATTAAATGCTTTTCCAAGTGGCCCTTTGTGCCCGGGTGCAGTTTACTTAGATTCTTATATTATTGTAGGAACAGTTGCTGGTAGGATATATAATAGCGACGTAGGCAATCCAAAGATCTGGGATGCCCTTTCTTATTTAACTGCTGAGTCTGAACCAGATAATCTTGTTGGGATTAGTAAACATTTAAACTATGTTATTGGTTATGGTCAATACTCTACTGAGTTCTTTTATGATATAGGTAATGCAACCGCATCACCTCTTGCCGTTGCGTCACCTTACAAACTAGAAATTGGTGCAGCTAATGGAGATTCTATTGTTCAGTTTGATCAGACAGTTATCTTTCTAGGTACTTCTGTTACAACTGGACCTGTTATTTATTTATTAGATGGAACATCACCAACTCGTATTTCTAATGGATATATTGATCGCATCTTACAACAAAGTAATTTAAATCAAATTAGAGCGTTTGCTTTTAAAACAAATGGACATACCTTTTATGTATTAACATTACATGAAAGTAACATAACTCTTGTTTATGATTTATCTGAAAAGATGTGGAATCAATGGACGCAATGGGCGCCTGACTCAACAACTGGAGTATATGGTGAGCAGTATTTTAGACCAAGCTTTGCTGCTGGTTATAATCTTAAAACATTTGTTATTGATGATGACAATGGTTTGTTTTATGAACTAACTCCACAGAGTTATTCGGATGGTACTGTTCCGATTTATTATAGAACTGTAACAGACATTATGGATAGTGGTAGTACTAAACGAAAGTTTTATGAACGTCTTGAAATTATCGGAGATAAAATTCCTGGTAATATGAAAGTACGACATACGGGTGATGACTATAAGACATGGTCAACATATCGATCTGTAGACTTAAATAAAGCTAGGCCGCAGATATATATACTAGGTGCTGATCGTCGCCGTGCCTGGGAATTTTTATGTACAGATGCAGTTCCATTAAGATTAAACTCTGCAGAGATAGACTTTAAGATTGGTGAGATAGAGAATGAAGGGCTACAGCCCGCACAATATAGGAAATAAAAATGAGTGAATCGTTTGCAAAGATAGCATGTGGCTTTGATGTATTACCATTACAATTAGCCCTTAAACGTCAACCAAAGTTATTTGGTAAGTACCCTTTTAGACAAGCAGGTTATGGTGAGTCACCTCATACAAACATGACTGACATTTGGGTACGTTATAACAAGATTGATAAGTATCTTGAAGCAGGAGATTTTACAGGATTTAATGACGAGCATGAGGCAGAGTGGTATCCAGCATATTATGCTTTACCACAAATAAGACCTATTGTGTTTGCGTTAATGGCTTTAGTACAAGGCGAACGGCTAGGTGCTGTTCTCATTACAAAGATCCCTCCTGGCGGACGAATTGAACCTCACATAGATACTGGCTGGCATGCCGAGTATTATGATAAGTATTATATTCCTATTCAGAATGCACCTGGTGCAACCTTCAATTTTAATGATGGTATCATCTATCCACAACTAGGCGATGCTTGGTGGTTTGATAATTCTGTCCCACATTGGGTTGAGAATCATAGTAATGAAGATCGAATTGCAATGATTGTTTGTATTCGATCAGATAAAGTAGCAGGAGCTGGTAAAGAATGAAAACAATTAAAGATCTACATGAAAGCCTAAATGGTGTCTTTGAATGTGACTTAGGTACCGTACATCATTTTTCTGATGGATTGTATACAAAAGAAATGCATATCCCTAAAGGGTTTATGGCTGTCACACATGCACATGCATATAGTCATTTAAGTATTTTGTCTAAGGGAAAAGTAATTGTTAAAACAGATAACTCAACTGTAGAGTATACTGCACCAGCCTGTCTAGAAATAACAAAACACGTACATCATTCCATTGAAGCTCTTGAAGATTCAATATGGTATTGCATACATGCAACAGATGAGACGGATATAAATAAGATTGATAACGTTCTAATAGAAGGGAAATGATATGCCATTAAGTGCTGTCGCATCAGTAGTAGGTATTGCCGCAGGCGCCAACGCCCTCTTTGGAGGCGGTGGTGGAGGTGGCGGTGGCGGGAGTAGTGGCGGTGGTGGGGGTGGTACGGCTCAGACTTATGACCCTTATGGTCCATATAGAACACAGTCTGCTGATAAATTAAATACATTAATGAATGATCCATCTCAAGCGATAGGTCAACCTGGTTATGCACAGCAACTACAAGCAGGTATGCAACAGACAAATAGAGGAATGGCTGCTACTGGGCAATCTCAGTCTGGTGCCGAACAGTTAGCTTTAAATTCTCAAGGTCAGAATACATTTGGGTCTTATTATAATTCACAAGTAGCTAACCTTATGCAGTTATCTGGAGCTTCGCAAAGCCCTGCCGCTGCTGGTCAAGCACAGACTCAAGCTAACCTTGCTCGCAGTAATATCCAAACTCAAGGATTGTCTAACATGGCAAGCGGTGCAGGTGGGTTAAATGCTTTCTTTGGAAGCGGTGGTGGTAATCAATCATCAGCTCAAAATGCAGCAGGGTATGCTTCTACTGGTGCTTCATATCAACAATCTTTTGGTTCTGATATGCAATTTGGTGATGGATCCTATTATGGTGGTCCAGTTTAATTAAGGAATAATTATATGGCTGGTTTTATGGATGCTTATAAGTCAGGGTATGAGGCAGTATCAACAACACAAGATGATACTCAAGCCCGTAAAGACTTACAACAAGCATATGAAAAGACACCTAGTGAGTCTGACCCTAAGACGGGTGAAGTAACGGCTGCTAAGGATATGTTTAAGGTTAATAGTCTTGCTGCTCAGATGGCAGCTCGTCAAGGTAATCTTAAAGCTGCAGAGAAGTTTGATAAGCAAGCACAAGAGTCAAAATCATCTGCTATGGAAAACCAGTTGAATGATATTAAAGTTCAACAGGCTAAGTTTGGCCAACTTGAACGTATGTTACAAACTATTAAGACCGCTAAAGATGGTGAGGAGATGGTTTTAAAATCAGACCTCCCTGATGATCAGAAGATGCGGGCAGCTGCTATGTTTAAAGAAGCAGGAGATGATCCTAAGAAAGTAGAGGCTGTAGTCGAGAAGTTTACTAATGCAGCAATGGATGGTCAACACCGCTCTGCTGCTGCAAACAAATATTTAACTACAATGCTTGCGCATCAAGATCGTGAAAAACGGTTAGAATTATTAATCCAAGGACAGGCCCTTTCGGCACAGCGGGCTTCTGGTAAAGAGACCCCAGCTACAAAACGTGCAAGGGTTATGGAGGATTGGCATACAAAACGTGGGTACGCTAATGAAGATCGTATTGAATCAGAACGTACAACCGCTTTAAAAGATCTAACGACTAAACCTTACTTTGGTAAGAAACCATTAGAAGAGCGTCAACAAGAAATTAATGATTTGTATGATGAACGGCTTTTTAAGAATCAGGAAAAGTATGCTCCCAAAGATCCAGAGGCAGCTCCTGAAGAGAAAATAGTAACTATTCCAAATCTAAATCCAAATGATAAAAAGAAACTTATTGAACTTAAGAAATCTGGTAAATTAACTCCAGAACTTAAGAAACAATTTGATCAGCATTATGGAAAAGGAGCAGCTGACAAGCTCTTAAAAGGACAATAATTATGGCAACATTTGAAGGACCAACAAAAGATACTACCCAAACTACAGCAACCTTTGAAGGCCCTTCCACACCTACTGGTGATGATCCCTTTGCTGGTCCTCCTATTAAAGCAGACCATCTTGGTCGTACAAAAGCCAGATATGTTCCTCAAGAAAAACCTGAAGGGATAGATAAGCTCAGAGAAGATATGAGTGCGTTTGGTCAGGATGTTAAGGCTGGGTTTAAAGCTGCTGTTGAAGGTATTCCTGGAGCTGCTGGAGCTGTTGTTGGTGCTGAAGGTGGCCTAGCCTTAGGGGCTATGACATCGCCTGTTACAGGCCCTGTAGGCCCTATTGTAGGGGCTATTAGTGGTGCAATTATTGGTGGTTACACAGGTGCTAAGACTGGTGAAACTTTAAAGAACCTCATACCTGAGTCAACTCTTAAACAAGCTGGCTTTACTCGTGGTGAACGTGAAGTTGAAAAGACTCAACATCCTAAAGCGTCCTTTGCTGGTGAACTTGCGTCGTCGTTACCGTTCTTTGGTCCTGGTAAAGTTAAAGCAATTGAACGGGCATTTGGGGCAATTGTTGGTGGTGGTATGGAAACTGGTACGGAACTCTATCATGGAGGCCCACTTGATCCTGTTAAGATTGGTGAAGCTGCAACCTTCCAAGGTGTGTTTGCTAAGCCTACTGCTATCACAAAAGCAATATCAAATATGTTTGGTAATACCGCACGGCTTTCTAATGTTGAGTTAGGTAAAGATTCTGTTGCTGCTGATACAGCTAAACGTGATTCAACTATTCAAACAACTATTGATAAGTTTGATGCGGAAGCCAAGGCTGACGAAGCCTCTAAAACTAAGACTACTACTAAATCTTCTGATAAAATTCTGAGTGATGCTGAGTTATTGGTTAAGTTTAAAGCTGAGCATGATGCCAATGAAGCTAATCGTAAAACAGGTAAGGCCGATAAACCAACGTATGATGATTGGTTAGCGTCTAAACGAGCTGAAAATGCTAATGTATCTGATCCTGATAAGGTTGCAAGACACCCATTAGAACAACATACAAACTATGAAGTAAATGATCCAGCTCGTTCGGCTGCTGCAGATGCAGGTATACGTGTTGTTTTTACGGATAATACAGGACTTAATGGTCGTATAGACCCAAGAAAAACTACTGTTGATTGGAATGTTCTTGATAAATTTACATCTTACACTGATGTATTAAATCATATTAAAGATCATTTACCTTTAGATTTAAAAGCTTTTGTTGATCGTTTTGAACCCTTTGTTCAAGATGTTACATTTCAAACTAAAGACAAGATTACAGATGGTAAAGCTGCTGGATTATATACTAGAAATATAAAAACAGGGGACAGTCAAATAGCCCTTGGTAAGAATTGGGAACATGGCAATTCATTTGAAACTATTGTACATGAGGGGCTTCATAGTGCTACTAATAAGAATTATGTAGAAGGACTTAAAGATCCTAGTAATCCTTTTCATGGAGCAGCAAAACAATTAACACAATTGTTTTATGATATTAAATATAATCAAGATGCTTCTCGACGATTAAAAAAAGCTGGTCATAGTTTTAGTGACAATTCTCCTGAAGAATTATTGACATGGGGATTAACAAATTCAAAAACTAAAGAAATACTTAATTCAATTAAATTTGAAGGTAAAGAAACTGGTTGGACTAGGTTTGTTCGTAATGTTCTTAATCTTGTTGGAGTTAGTCCAGACAAGAGTACAGCATATACACAGTTAGTTGGTATTGCTGATCGTTTAATTTCTGGTAGTGAAGCAAAGGATACTCCACATCGGAAATATGATCCTAAGTTTGACTTGCCGTTTAATGAAGCGGAAGCTAAAGCACGATACAAGAGTGAAATGTATCAAGAAGATATTGCTGCTGGTCACCATGGAACTCAAACAGAGCTTGATCGTGAGATAGCTAAATTGAGAGATACCCATCCTCCTGATGAGTTTACTTATGAACAGCTTTCTCCAAAGGAACGTGAAGACTTAGCACGAAAACTATATCATTACACGGATCCTGAACTCTTGGGCGGTAGTAAAGAAGATAGGGTTCGAGCGTTCTTAGAAGATACTGAAGCAGCAATTAAACATGACCAACCTAAAACTAAACTAGATCGTGAAAAAGAAGCTTGGGCTAATGAAAATAAAGGGAGAACAGCTAAAGTTCCCTATAAGCCTAAAGATACTGCTGAGCATAAAGTAAGTACTTCAGAGCCTGGTGAACAGCGTAAGATTGGTACTGAAAAGAAAACTAAAGGACCTAAGGATGAGGCGTTAATTCACGAAGCAAATGCTCGTAAACTTTATCATACACAAGGACCTGAGGCTGCTGTTGCGTATCTTGAACAAGTAACTCCACTATCTTCAAAGGTTGTAGAGGACATTAAAGATCGTATTGGTGTTAACCTTAACAACGTTGATGCTAACCAACGGCTTGCTAATATCTTTAAAGATGAACTTATTAGGCTTGTACCAGATGAAGCAGAACGTAGTGCATTACCAGCTGCGATTGAACATGGCTTACCATTAGAAGGACCAGCTGCCACAGCAGCTGAGAAGTATAAAGAAAAGATGTTTGAGATTGGTCAACAGGCGGAAAAGGTTGATGTTATTCGTGGGTTAGTTACAAACTATGTAACACGTATGGCCCGTAAAGCCGGTATAACAGAAGCAGAAGAGTCTGGTTTTATTAATTCAATTCTGCATGCTCCTGGTGTTCAAGAAGGTTTAAAAGCTGGATCTAAGTATGGTAAAGAACGTACTGCGGCTACCATTGAACAAGCACGACAAGCTATGCTTGCTAAAGGTATTGAAATGGAATCAGATTTAGCTACTATTGCACATAATTATATGACTGATATGTACAAAGCTATTGAAGATAAAAAACTATTTAATGAACTTAAAGTAACTAAGATTGATGATAAATATGCTGTTGTTGATTCTAAATCAAAAGAAGATCATTATGGTTACAAGATGATTGAGCATGGGCCTTATGCTGGTTGGTTTGTTCATCCTGATATTAAGCCTGCTCTTAATTTTGTGTTAGGTGCATCTGAGCTTGGTCCATGGATGAAGTCTGCTATTGCTCTTAATACTGCAATTAAACGTTCAAACATTAGTGCATCTTTGTTTCATGCTAAATCCCTTGCTGAGGCTTATGTAACTGCTCGACCTTATCTAGGTAAAGAAGCAGGTAATCATAGTATCAGTAGTGTATTAAAAATACTTAGACAAGGTGGTATGAGTGATATGGCTGACTTTGCTATCCGTGAGGGTGGTGTTAAACTTGGTATGTCAAGTGTGGAAGACGTAAGTCATTCTGCTCTTGAAGAGCTTGGTAAAGTTGGTGATAGATTATTAGGTGCATACTCTGATAAAAAGATACTACAATCTGCATTAGGTAAAGCTGAGAAGGCTACTTTAGGTAAGATTGATAAGTTTACTTGGGATTTTGTACATGATGGTTTAAAACTATTGACGTTTTCAAAGCTGTTAGATCAAGCTGTTCATGATCATCCAAACGTTCCAAAAGCTATTCATGCAAAAGAGATTGGTCGGTTTGTTAATAATAGTTTTGGTGGTTTAAATTGGTACGATATTGCTCGTCAATCAAGCAGTAAGTTTGAAGAGTCTATGAAGATGGCAGCATACTCACCTAATGGTCGCAGAGCTTTACAGCTTGTATTGTTTGCTCCCGACTGGACGGTATCAACCCTACGTTCGTTTACTACTGCATTACCTAAAAGCTTATTAGCACCTGATGTTGTTGGTGGTATTAAAGGTTTAATGAAACCAAAAACACAAGGTGACTTTGCTAGACTGTATCAGATGAAGTTTGCACTTACTTATTTAACACTATTGAATGGTGTAAATATGTTAACGTCTGGTCATCCGATTTGGGATAATAAAGATCCGACACGGCTTGAGTTTAGAGATAAGACTACAATGCAAGCTACAAAGCATGCTATGGAGTTTATCCACTTTATTAAAGATTCAGATAAGTTTATTGCGGACAAGCTAGGTTTCTTACCTAAAGCTGCTATTGTTGCCATAACTGGCCTAGAGTATGCTAGCCCTGCTGCAGCTAAGCTTGAGGATCCTTCGTGGGCTGGTCGTGGTAAAGCCATTGCTAAAACTGCATTACCTTTTTGGGTACAAGCGGCACAAGGTGCTCCTAAAGGAGAGGCAATTAAACGTACGTTATTGGGTATGGCAGGTTTACCTGTATATGGGAAGACAGATGCTCAAAAAGCAGCAGAAACTCATGAAAAAAATCAACGTAAATATGAACGTAAAATAAAAGAAGCACAGGATAACGAATGAATATACTAATCATTGATGCTGGTGGTAATGGGTGTCTAGACTTTGCGCTACGGTGTCAGGTTTATGGGCATAAAGTAAAGACGTTTATTAGACATCACAAAGATGGTTCTCGTAATGAATCTGGTGACGGTATTATTGACCGTGTATCAGAGTGGGAAAAGTATATGAACTGGGCAGACCTTGTGTTCTGTACAGACAATATCTTTTATATACATGGTCTGGAACGCTATAGAGATAAAGGTTATCCAATCTTTGGTCCTTCAATTGACACTGCTAAATGGGAACTTGATCGTGCTCATGGTGCAGATGTCATGGAGAAGGCCGGTATTAAAATTATACCTAGTACTCGTTTCTCTAACTATGATGAAGCTATTAAGTTTGTTATAGATAATCCACAACGGTATGTATCAAAACCAATAGGTGACGGTCTTAAGTCTATGTCATATGTCTCTAAGACTGCCGCTGATATGGTATACATGTTACAGTATTGGAAGAAAAAGAAAGCATATAAAGGTGACTTTATTCTCCAAGAGTTTCATGCTGGTACTGAGTTTGGAGTAGGTGGTTGGTTTGGTACTTGTGGTTTTTCTAAATACTGGTGTGAGAGTTTTGAGTTTAAGAAACTAATGAACGACGATCTTGGAGTAGCTACTGGTGAGCAAGGAACTGTTGTTCGCTATACACAAGATTCTTTATTGGCTGATAGAGTTCTAAAGCCACTTGAAGATTATTTACATGGGTTAGGATATACAGGTTATGTTGACGTTAATTGTATCATTGATAGAGATGGCACTCCTTGGCCGCTTGAGTTTACTATGCGCCCGGGCTGGCCGTTGTTTCAGATCCAACAAGCGTTGCACAAAGGTGATCCTGCTCAATGGATGCTTGACTTACTTAACGGAGAAGACACTCTCAAAGTCAGTGGACAGGTGGCTGTTGGCGTTGTTATTGCTATCCCTGACTATCCTTATAGTCAAATAACTAAAAAAGAAAACTCTGGTTATCCTTTATGGGGTGTAGATGAAGAAGATGCTATTACAAACATTCATTTCTCTGAAGTACAATGGGGAAAAGGTCCATGCATGGTTGACGGAGAGGTCAAACAAAATGTACCTATGTACGTTACTGCTGGGGACTATGTCTGTACTGTTAGTGGTACTGGCTCTACTGTCGAAGTAGCTCGTGATCGTGCATACAAAACAATAAAACAAAAGATTGAGATACCAAATAGTATTATGTATCGTACTGATATTGGTTGTCGTCTTGAAAAACAATTACCATTGCTTCATGAGCATGGCTATTGTCCTGACTTGGATTATGAATAATGGCGGCTAATAACTTACCTCCTATTCCTCAAGATGAAATTAAAGAAGGCCATAATTGGCGTGAATGGTTTCGTAATTTAGGAGGGTACATTCAACAAGTTCAACTTGGTAATGTATTAATTGGTATTCTTCAAGGGGGTACTGGAGCAGTAAGTCCAGCAGGTGCTCGTAATAATTTAGGAGTACCAGCACAACCTATTGGGTCTTCTATTCTTGCTGGTAATGGGTCAGGTGAGTTTCAAAACGTAACGATTGGTACTGGTTTAAGTTATGTTGGTGGTACACTTACAAACACAGTAGTCGTACCGAGTGGGTTGTCTGTAACAATTACAACTGCTAAGTTGACTCTTGCAGGTGCTAATGGTAGTATGACGTTTACAGATGGTTTACTAACCTCACAGACTGCTGCTACATAATGAATTTAATCCTTAAACGTTTTGAATATGGCACTAATTATACAATTGGTAAGTTATATAATGGGGATGAATATGTATGTTATACATTAGAAGATAAGTTTAGACAGGTCGAAAAAGATCCTGTGTCGTCTTGGAAGGTTCCAGGAGCAACTGCGATCCCAACTGGGGTGTATAAAGTTGTTGTTGACTTTTCTAATCATTTCCAAAAAGACCTCCCACACGTACTTGACGTAGAGGGGTTTGAGGGGATCCGAATTCATTCAGGTAACTCTGATAAGGATACTGAAGGTTGTATTCTGTTAGGAATGAACTGGGCGGGTAATGATTGGATTAGTAACTCTACAATAGCATTAGGTAAGTTTATGACCATGCTTCAAGACCAAACTGATGTAACAATAAAGGTGGAATAATGTTTCCGATTGCAACAATACTAGATGTGGGAATGAGGCTTATTGATAAGTTCTTTCCAGATGCAAACGCAGCAGCGGCTGCTAAGCTTGAGTTGCTTAAGATGCAACAAGCTGGTGACTTACAAGTTATGGCAAGTCAGCTAGAGATTAATAAGATTGAAGCAGGTTCTACAAACTTATTTGTTTCGGGTTGGAGACCCTTCATTGGTTGGGGTTGTGGTTTTGCTTTTCTTTATGTAGCTTTGTTTGATCCTATTATTAGGTTCGTATCTACAGTTATATTTAAATATGCTGGTGTGTATCCAACAATTGATACAACAATAACTATGCAAGTGCTTCTTGGTTTACTAGGCTTAGCTGGCATGAGGAGTTGGGAAAAGAAAGAAGGCGTAGCTAGTCATTAATTAAGACGGTACGGAAGGTATCAAGAACATAGGCATTTTCCGTCTTTCTACCTATGGCATCAACGAATTGGCAGGCGAGCTTGTGTCCCTTCCAAACAAAAAGCCCCAAGGACTTATCATCCAAGGGGCTATTTTTTTGTCTACTTCTTTTGTTCCTTTAATAGTGGTACACCGCCAGTGTCACCTTTAAATGTCTCTTTGACAAGGTGCTCGCCTATTGTCTTATTGAAGATCGTGTCCCAGTTGTTGGCAAACTGTTCTTGGTTTTGTGGCAGTATCGGCTTGTCGCCTTTGCCACCATCATGTCGGTTAGCCATTCTTCTCCCATATAAATACTAAACGGAACATAAATAGATGTAGTACGATTATAAAAGCTGCACCCTCATCATCTTCATAATCATCTATGTACTCGAAGCCTATTGCTAGGCCTCGGATTAGATCAAGATTGATACTAGACATACTCACATGCACCGTTTGTACAAGCAAATTCATGCATGTTAATAGTAGAGTCATCACCTTCAAACTTATCAAACTCAGCCCAGTCTAATGCTGGGAAAGCTTTAACAGCAGCTTCATACTCTTCTTTGGTACAGTCTTGGTAGGGTGCTTGTTGATATACGTGATCGTTAAATGGCAGGAAGCTTACGCCACCTATGTCATTAAAGTTCTTGTATACCCATGCTCCGACTTCCATCCATTCTTCTTCACGAACATACACTGTGATTGATGGGTTGTGTTCACACCAATGCTTTTTAAAGGCTAGGTAGTGTTCTAACTGTTCAACTGCAGACCAGTCTTTACGTTTAATTGAACCTGCTGGTGACTGTTGTGGAAAAGAGAAGACGAGATTGCTGTCATTCATTACATCTACTTCGTAGGGGACACCCTTTTCTTTTAGAAAAACTGCAAGAGGATCCTTAATATCAGCTCTAACAGTGCGTATGTAATAGTCACTATGCCGAGGATGAATACCGCTAGCAGAATCAACAAGCTGAGATACGGTACCGGAGGGTTTAACAGTAGTGATAGCTGCGCTTTGAGGGATTCCAAGCTTGCTTGCCCACTCTTTATTAGTTTCAATAGTAGCATTCTTTAATTCCTGTAGTTGTGTTTCAATGTTAATTGTTTGTAGTAATTTGTTATCAAGGATACCAGTAAAGCTAACACCTAAGAGACGTTCTTCTTCGGCGTTCCTTGACCAGACCTTTCGGATGTACTTGAAATCGGTGAGAGTCGATTGGAAAGTCCCAAGGATAGTAGCAATGCGAACCTTTTTATGTAAGTCGGCGATGCTGTCATTCGCTCGTACAACGACTTCCGTAAGGTTACAAAAGCCGCATGGTCTAAGGATGATTTCCCCACAAGGATTTGTTCCAAATTCGTGATCAGGATCCCTACGTCCTGTAGCTGCTGCTTGCAACTGCGCAGATACTCGGTTAAAGATTCCACGTTCTCCAGATTTTGATTCATATAATGTCTGCCACTCTTTCATAAAGATACCAATGTCTGGCTTTTCTGTATAGGCTACAGAGTTATTAGCCAGTGCACGTTGCTTTTCATCCTCCCACCAAGCACCGTTCTTAGCGTTACGCATACGCTCGTCAGTCAAGTTTGATAGGGAGATAAGGGCAGACCTACGGACGCCTCCTACAACAACGATTTGGGCTATCTTACAGACTAAATCATGACACTCGACTGAGTTAAGTCGTCGTCCTGCGGCCCGTTGGAAAAGCTCACACGTAAATTGAAATAGGTCTTCAAGGGGCTTAGGACCACTTGCACGTCCTCCAAACGTCTTAAGTCTAGCTCCAGCTGGCCGTACTTTGCTTGTGTCCATGGTAGGTATAGAACCGGTGTAGAGAAGTCCAATGAGTTCTCGTAGAGCAGTAGCCCATCCTTGTTTTGAATCAGCGACTGTGATAACAGTGCTGGAACGAATAAATTCACTAGCGACTGTAGGGAGTTTTTGGACATATTGCCGTTCAACAGAGAAGCCAAGACCAGTTCCATTCATAAGTATAAACATAGCTTCGTCGAATGCACGTACGTCATCGATCGGAAGATATGAACAGTTGTAACCTGCAATGTTATCTCTATCTAAAGCTGGACCAGCTGTCATAAGGGCACGCATGGAAGGCATTACATCAAGATTATATATTGCATTATAGATGTCATCGTAAGGAAACTTGTCAGGATAACGAGTTTGCCAAAAGCTACAGTAACGTGTTACAGTCTCTTCCCAGGTCTCTCGTCGTCCATGTTCAGGCATCCAGCGGGCATATCGGCTAGCGTGGATATAATGTTGATAGTCATTCAATTTATTCATCAAACTCTTCTTCTAAATCTTTCTCAAGCCTGTCAGCTTGTTCGTCTATTTTGTCTTTGAATCGTTCAACGAGTTCTTCACTAGTAATCTCTAGGACTTCTAGTAAAGTAATCTCGTCTATTTGTTTTAGTCTGTTATATATATCAGGAAGGGTTAGTGGCATTCTTATATCGATCATCTAAATCAGGTCGAGTCTTTGTCATGTTAGATAAAAACATCCAGCAACAGCCAAGATGATCAATATGTGGAAGGCCACTTTCTGGGTCGATGTCTTCGCCCTTTTGTAAAGCAGCGAGATGGCGTAGCATAGCAGCAGTGAGACGACTATAGCTAATACCATGACGCCAATTATGTGCGGCATACTTTTCTGCTCCAAAGGTTAGTACCTTAGCAAGACCTTCTAGAGCATCAAAGTCTAGTAGATCCATGCGAGGTTTGTTGTTATCGTATTTGAGCCCCCCTTCGGGGATCATGTCGTTAATATCGTTATTTGTAATCATTTGTGTTGTATGTAAGCTACTGTTAACAGAACTAATCCCATTGTTATGATCATATATGGCCTTAAACTGCTTGTCTGACTGTTGCATGAGCCACATCGGTTTTAGTTGATCTGCTCCAAGTACCGCAGTCAGTGCACTGATATCGTTGATAAGTGCCTGAGATTGTTCGAGCTGTTCCTCTAGCATGTAGCTTTTTACTTCCGCAGTTAGGGCAGACATGAGTTCCTTTGCTAAATAAGTTGTAGTTTAAGTGGTTTTTAATCCATGGAAGGATTGCATTGTACACTTTCTCGAGAAGCACAACGTCTTGCTTGTTGTATGTCTCCATGATTTTCCATGCTTTAGGATCGTTGTTCATACAGCGTACCCATAAGCCATGACCTTCATGATGTGTCTTAGATCCTAATCCAAGTCTTTGGGCCACATAATCGAGCTTATTACTAGGAAAGCGAAAAGCACTACGTACAGACCTAAGTAAATCAATTTGTTTGTAAGGACTAGGTGGAGGTAATCCATGTAGTAAGAACTCCTTGTTGAGTGTTGGGATGTCAAACTTAGTTCCGTTGTAGTGAATGACAGCGTCAGCGTCATCTAATAACTTGTGAATTTGTTTTAACATCTTTTCTGGTTTGGTTTTATAAACGGACTCGAAAAAGATCTCACGATCTCCCAACCACTTCGCCGACCAACACATAACATAGGATGATTCCTGTAGTTGGTTAATGGAGACATTCTGTTGCCAGAGCCCCCATACGTGCGCCGTGTTTGGCGAGGTTTCAATATCTAGTAGTAAGATTTTCATGTATCGTATTCCATTGTCTTATGTACTTGCCACAGGAGATTACCAATAGAGTCTACTAGACCTTCGTTATCTCGCATAGCGTCTTGACCTAATGTATTAAACAACATATGCATTAATTCATGATAGAATGTAATGCCTTTAAGATCATCTGGTTTAATGTTACTATCAAACCAAATCTCACCTGCATCATATCTACAAAGTCCATGAGCATCAGTAGTTGACATTCCATCTTTTAGTAAAATGTTAATGGTTTGTCCACCTATTTGAAACTTACTGGGCAGTTTGAATCGTTTCATTCGTCGCTTTCTTTGGTTGGCCTAATGAAACAAAGGCACTAGCGTTAACCCAACAATCTCGTAACTCTTCGTCGGTTGGTGTAGTTTGTGATCTTTCTAAAAGATTGTCTAAGAAGACACTAGCAAACATAGAGCGTTGGCTAATAGATGTTCCTTCTTTAAAACCTTCTAAGAATGCACCACGTAAGGCATTGTTTAGATCTTGGTCTGTTACTCTCTGTTCATGTAATGTGGCTATTGCCATTATTGCACTCCTTCCGGGCCATCTACTACGACGACATTTCTTGTGTCGACGAGTTGCATGCCATTATTAATTAAGATATTCATTGCCATTTCTAATAGCAGATGAACTTGGTTTTCTGATAGGTTAGCGTGTAAGTCTACGCTACCATCGTTCATTTCAATTACTTGATGTATTTTCATTTAAGCCATTCTTCCGGCAGACCATCACGCAAATCCGACCAGATAAAGCCAGCCTTAGTTGCCCAATCGCCGTAGGAAGTCTTTGACCCCTTTCGTATTTTTACTCTAGCATTCTGAAAGAATAAATAGAATATATAGTCTGGATATTGTTCTTGAACCCATTTCATTTTCTTTCGGTCTTCCGACGTAAGTTTCCCTTTAGTCTCTATATATACTTTATCTTTGACTTTCCAGTCTGGGATATAGGTTCTAGTTACTTCAGGTTGTTTAAACTTTAGACGGTCAGGTTCGTATTGGACGAAGTCAGGTAATATCTTCCTGGTCCGTTCCTCGAACTTTGACTTGTAGATTTGGGGGGTTCCAGATTTCTCCAACTTCTCTTTGGATGTGTAGGAGACGGCCATTTAGTATGATGTTTTGTGCTTCATTTGTATAGATCTCTCTGGCATAGGTGTACATATCGATAGCATTAGAGCAGTACTCTATGTTGTCGTGATGATGCTGCATGAACTTAGGCCATTTCTGGCGTGCTTTACCGTCGTACCCTGGAATATTATCACTAACATCTCCAAGAATGAGTTGCTTATAGAAGTTCTTCATTCCGGTGAGTGGTGATACGAATGTGCGATCTTTAGTAACAAAGTTAAAATGATGACCGGGGATCATCTTTAAGTCTTTGTCAACCGAACATATTACGTAGGCCATCATGTCATCACAGTCTGTTGCAGCGATCCCTATAAGATCGTCCGCTTCACAGCCTTCTGAGATGACTGCATTCCATTTCGTAACCATGTAGTCTCTACATGCTTGTAGGTGTACTGGTTTGGGTTTATCTTTACGGTTAGCTTTGTATTCTGGATAGATATCATAACGAAAGTTACCTTTACCAGTCAGGAAGTTTGAATACTCTGTACTTTCTGATTCTCGTAAGATATCTCTCATCATGTTATCTACCCGAAGGACAGCCACGTCCTCCGGTTCATGTTGAGCACTAGCAGAGCATCGATAGGCGATTATATCGCCATCAATGAGTGCTATCATTCTATTGTTGGAATGTCTTCAACCATATCATCAAAGAAGGATTCTTCTTCTTTAGATACTACATAGTTTTCTAGAACTTTAGCCGTTTTAAGAACGTCAGATAGCCCAACAGTTTTGTTACCAGACATGAGAATGTTGACTGCGGTGGAGAGCGACGATTGGCGGATGATGTAGATTTGACGTGCGGCACGCTCTTCCGGCGTTTCGTAGGTGCTGCGAGGGCTTGGACTTGTACTGGTGGTTTTGCTTTGTCCTGCACTACCAGCTGTGTTACTGGCTTCGCCTGCTTTTGTGGCTTCTTTGAACTCCCAGAAACCTTTGTCGTTTTTACCGAGTTGGACTTCAAATGTATCTCCTACTTTAGATGTACTGAATGTTTGATATGTTGGATTGTTTGGCATTACATTCTTTTTCTCTGCTTTGCCATTGGTGTTATAGTGTACAATAATATAATTACGTGTACCTTGACTGATTCGTTCAATGTTACTGATTACAATTTGCATTTACTACCTTTCTTTTTTGTATTGTGAATAATACTCAACAGAGTTATTCATATTTGGACCTACTGAGCATTCACATGCTAATGGTATATTTGGTTTAACTCCGAACATCCTGTTGAAATTGTCAGGCATGTCTGCGAAGCAAGACTCAAATAAGTTTACTACAGCATCTACGTTCTCTTCTGGTGTGTCAACCAGAATAGAGTCATGAATCGTACCTATTAGTCTAGCTTGTAGTTTTTGTTTTTTTAGACGGTTGAAGAACGATACTCGTATGATTGCCATAATGTCATGACCAGTTCCTTGTACGGGATGGTTGGTTAGTGTTGTCCATGGTACTTCTAATTCTCCACGGAAGTTGCGTTTCATATCGAAGAACCACTCCCTGCCTTGTGGTCCAATGATTGGTTTACCATGGGCTACTAGTTTTGCCCATTCTTTGTGCTTTGCGTTTAGACCGGCGTACTTCGAGAAGAACTTGTCTCCGATGCCTTCCCAGAACTTTATGGATGAGCTTGTAGCCGCAAACTCTGGATCTTTTGCAAAAGCATACGCAGACCCACGATAGATTGTCCTGAATAGATACTTCTTGGCAATAAGGCGAGATGGTAAGCCGAAGGTCTTTTCGTTTTCGGTGTGTAGATCGATACCGTTTACTATCTCGGAAATCCCTGTCTTGTCTTGACTTAACCATACAGCTGTCCACCATTCGAGGGCTTTTGCATCAGCTTGGATGAGCATTTTTAGTTTCAGTTAGTGCACATGTCTTAGGACTTTCTTTAGGATGAAAGAGTTTGTCATACGCATCTCGATTGAACATCATAAGGGCATCTTTAAAGACAGAGGCGCCATGAATTCCGATGTATTCGTTGACGTTAGACATTACTGTGTGCTCCCAAGATTCTGCAGCTACAGCAGCTAATTCCTCTGAGATGATCATTGCTTGTTTAAGTTTGCCCATATTCGCTCCTTACACATTCCTGAATTTCAGGACACATGTTTTGTAGATTTGGTTTGGTAGAAGACAACCTACCAGTCCATGTAGTTACTTGATTAAATTGACCATGAATCCGATTTGGTGGCCAATTCATATCTTTGTGTATACGCATGAAGCCTTCAAAGAATTCATTGATCTTTGTAAGCCCTGCTAGTTTCAGTAAGTTAGCAATCACTCCGGTTTTGTCCTTTATCTTTTTTAGGACGTCTTCCGATGTAGAGTACATGCCAGGTTTCTGAAGTTCTGATCCTTCGATTGGTTTAACTAGACCAGCAAGAGTATGTTCAATACGGTTGATGCGGAATCTTGGTTGACCAATCTTATTTCCTGTTTTATACAGGCCTGCTACTTCTCGCCGTTCTTCTTCAATTGTACCGCCATATAGAAAGGCTGAGAGATTATCTGTACTGTTGAAGTTGATCGGGACATGAGGATATTTAGAGGCTAGCTCATTAGTCACAATAGCTATTTCTTTTAGTATCTCAGTAGATTTGTGTTGACAGCGTTCTAAGTCAACTGGGAGTCCATTGAACTCCATTTCTTGAAGAGTCATTAGATCAGCACAACAGAGTGCAACTAGTCGCTTTTGTAATGGACTCAGTAGTTCTTGTTGTAGTTGATAGACTTTAAACGTTTGTTCTACGTCTACTATGTTATATCTGGCAAGGATTTCCCAAGGGATTTTATCAGTGTCGATATTCTTTTTCCAATACTCCTCTTTAACGATATCGAGCTTACCGTCCAATCCGTAAGTCTCCAGACAGCCAGCGAGACTAGGATACTTAATACGCTGACGTCTAATAATATACTCGGCAAGTTGACAGTCATAGACACGTTTGTCATCAAAAGAAACACCGTAACGACGAAGCCAATTAATGTCAAACTTGATGTTAAAGCCGATAAGTATGTCAGCACATTGTAAATCTGTGAGGAATGGTGCCAGGTTTTCAGGCGTTGTACAATGGCTAGTAGTGCCATCAGTCCAAGCGACAGATACCAATTTGTTGGTAGTGTCAAAAGGTTGTCCTTTATTTGAAATAGTGCATTCAATATCAAAGCATATTACTTTCATTTTAGAAGTGACAGAAGTCTGTCGGTTGTACTATAGCATGTAGTGTGGTGTTTTTGTTATCGTATTCTGCATTACATTTAGTGGCGTAGGCATCAGCCATTTCGAGATCTTCAAATGCAGCGAGAACATGTGGTGGGTTTTCTCTAATTACAACCCAGCAAGGTGTGAATTTACGACGTGGATTAGTTACAATAAGTTACTCCTGATCCATAGGAAGTGCACACAATAGTACGACCATCAGGTAGGACTACTGGTTGCATTGTTGAGTCAGCGATAGCTGATAGGCTTACAAGAAGCAGTGTTATGTATATTAGTTTTTTCATTTGAAATATGCTAGTATGTTGAATAGAGTATCAATGACGGAGGTAGCACATAAGACAATGATGAACATTGCTTCAGTTCTGTTGATTTTCATCTGTAACCCCTTTTACGTGGATAGTACTCCATTCTTTGTCTGCAGCTTCTTTTAGTTGGCTATACCTTGCCTTGTCCGATAAGGATAATAGGATTCCACCCAGAAGCAACGCACGATCCCATCCCTGCTCGATTTGTAACCCAACCACATCCCGTGCTTTGTCGAATAATCCGAACATATTAATTCCTCTTCTAGTTTATAAATATCACATGCAATGAATCCTGCTACAAAGAACAGTATTGCGATAAAGATGGTTTTAGCCATGTTGCAAGTCCTCATATCGGGCAATTTCGGGAGCAATTTGTACTTCTAGTTTACCATGCCTAAGCTCAGGGATAGTATCAGGATCACCTTGTAGTTTGTTTTTACAAATGTGTAGGAACCTAATATACTCCAGCTCATCTTGATTAATGTCTTTACCAATGCCTAGAATCCAATCAGCTTCCGCTTGTTTAGAAGTCTTTGCATTTGCGACGTGCCCCATGTTTAGGTAATGAACGCCCTCGCCATTACCATCTGCTTGTGTAACACCAATAACAGGACCGTAAGTCTTTGCTAGTTCTCGTGCCCATTGATAGATGGCACCGAGTCGCAAGTCATCACGATCGTCGTCGAACCCTTTAATTTTATCGATCTGGTCAAAGACGATTAATTCTGGATTCATGGTTTTACATAGTGATTCAATATCTGTTGCTGTTGCTGATACTGCATCAAATATCTTTAAGCGACCGTTAAGTCGGTTATCATAGTCTTCTTTAGCTTTTGTTCTGTTTGCAAACAGTTGTGTGCTATTGAGACCTAGTAATGCTTGGTAACATCGTAGCATAACTTTAGAAGACTGTTCTTCATTATTGATCCAAAGAACAGGTCGTGAAGCTTGTTCTGCCATATGTGTTAGTTCAGATGCAAGAAAGGTTGTCTTTCCTGTCTCTGGACGAGCAAATATAAAACCAAAGTCGCCTTTGCGAAGGCTGCCGAGGCTACGATTAAGAGCACCAAGACGCCAACGTAAACCAGGTTTGAGGTAGGTATGTTGATAGAGTTCTTCAAGGTCGTCTGTTGCAAACTTTGTTTCATCTACTGAACCTATTTCAGTTTGTTGGTCTAGTTCGTTAATTACTTTATGAACATCTGACATTTCTTTACGCCCTTCGGAGGCATCGTAAGAAACCAGAGCTAATTGATTAAGCAAGACTTTCTGCTTGTAGGATTTAAGTAATCCTTCAACTAACTCTGGTCTTACATGGCAGGAACTAATAGTATCTAATACGGCTACATGGGTAGCATCTGTTTTTCCAGATGTTTCACATACAACAGCAAACTCATTGAGTGTTAAGTCGTTAGTGTGCTTGGTATGATAATCATCTAGAATCTCCAGCAGTGTTTTAATCTCTTTTGTGAGCTTGCTTTTCTCAAAGAATTTACGGTATGTAGACCATATTTCTTTGGTTAGAAAGGCATAAAGTACTTGTAATTCGATCATATAATTATTATACCATAGTATTGTTACTTTGTCAAGAAGTATCTTATTTGATCCGTATTATATTCTTTAGGATCTAAGTTAGTGTACGCTGACATTGCTGGCAATCCTATGGACTGCGAGCGTTTTACGATATCTTGGGAGTTTCTCCATTTATCGCTGTCTAACCAGGTAATGATAGAGCTACAATGTCCTTTTAAACGCATTAAAAGGGGTGTAGAAGCCTCTGACCCGAATAAGGGCATAGCTATACTCATTCTACCTATTTTAATCGCACTGAGGAGGTCTTCTACAAGAATGACAGGTGAGCCTTTTTTACCACAAAAGTACAATAGATCATGGATTTTACCTTGTGAGAAGTATTTTCCGGTGGCTTTTGGGTCAAAGTTACGGCCTTGCCAAGCTGCTAAGTCGCCTGTTTTACTATAGAGCGGGAAGATCAATTGTCTCCGGGAGTCCGACCATAGCATGCGATAGCGTTGTTGCTCTTCAACAGTTATGTCATATTTACCTAACCACGATTTTCCAGCCACACCAATAACAGTGCTTGCATCTTTTGGTAGTCGGATTGATGGTTCTTCAGGCAATCTATCTGTTGGTGGAGTGAATCGACTTCGTTTTTCAGTGTAGCCACATCCAAAGCAGTATGCTGAGTCATCTGAGTATCTTCCAAGGTTATCTTTGCTCCCACATTTGGGACATGCTTCATGTTGTAAAAAGGTTGCCATTAATATGGTTTGTTTCGTTCATCTGCTAGGTGTACTAGATATGTTGCTACTAGTATTAATAGAAGAAATGCAAGCATTATCTATCCTCTTCGTCTTCGTTATCTTCATTGTCGTCGGTGTTTGTTGTAGTGGGGAACCAAGTTCCTCGGGTTTCCCAATCAAGGCTAGGTTGGCTTCTAAACCCAGTAGATTCTTCAAATGTTAATCGATGGTGTTTAATTCGAACTAGTCGATTTGTTGGTCTAATTCCCCAGTCTCTGGTTTTTATATCTCTAACACCAGCTTTAGTGCCGTCACTGGAGATATCACGTACTTCAAAGGTAGTCCCAGTACGCATGTCTCTATATAGAGCATATAGTATTGCTTTAGTGTACATGGATTTTAATTGGTGAAGGGAAACGTAATTCACGTACTGTTTTTTTAGTGTTTTTAGTTTGTGTTGTCATCGCTATCTTCCTTTAAGTCTTCACGTTCAAGAACCATAATATCATCTGCAATAGTTGCAAAACATCGGTTACACATATCAATGTATTCACCTGTGTTTACGCCTTTGCGTGTTGCTTCAAAGTCTGTTAATACACAATTACAGGATAAACATCTCATACTTTCTCCACTTCTGTCCATGCTGCAAAGTAATAACGTTCTCCATCACTGCCTTGACAAGGAGCATACATACCATCAACGTGTGTGTAGGTATATGTTATAGCTGCATCAGGTACAGGTGCAGCTGGGGGGATGTTTACATTTAGATTAGTAATAATAAATTTATCACCACGTTTTAAGTTGTATAGTTCACTCATTTCTCTATCCACCATTCAATTTTAGGATTTGCTCTTTCATACAATTCAACCAATTGATCCATAGTCCACAAATCATCAGTTTCAAATGTTTCCAACCAATGACCAAATCTACCCCATGATTCATCTTTCATAGGATCAACACCAATTTCTGCACCAAAAGGACCTAAACCATCACCATTGCAATCAATACGACCACACGAATATGATTGTGTAATCTCATTATATTCAAATGATTCCCCAGCTTTTCTGCCAGTTAATTTAGAATCTTCTGTTAGTGTTCGTGTTACTCTTTTGGTTAATCCACGGTCAATATACCATTGCATATTGATAACACCCATCCAATTTGTAGAATATCTTACTGTCATTTATTTGCTTTCATTTTATAGTCCCATTCAATTCAATGATGCGATAAAGTCTTTCTATCTCAGCTTGTTGCTGGCGTAGCATGTTGGTAGCCGCTTTAAAATCCGCATCGCCAATTCCTACTAAATGGTTTTCGCACACCCAATCTAAAGCATCAGCTAGTTCATTTGCGTTCATGTGGCCTCTGCAAAGAATAATGGTGAGTTGGTATTCATTTCATCAGGGCGTTCTAGAGCAGTACCATTGAATGTAATTTTACGTACTGGAAAGTCCATGGTGATGTTGCCTAAGGAGTCCGAGCCTTCAATGGATACAATAGCATCACCGGTAGTATAGTTACGTTTACGTTCGTTAGTTGGGATGATAGCCCATAGTTGTCCAAATAAGGCAAAGGCGTCATCTGTAAGCCCTACTTCAACAACACCTTCACGTTCTCGACGCCAGAATAGATTGTTAGCCATATGCTAAGTCCTTAATAGTTGTTACATACTTTTGTAGTGTTGTACCTTCAAGACCTGGAGCTGAATTTACTTCTAGAGCGTAACATTTGTCATAATGTTCATTCCATACAATATCAACTGCTCCAAAATCCAGACCTAGTGCTTCAACAGATTTAAGACTTGTGTCTCTGAGATCGGTTGGTTCGACAACATTGTCACGACAAAACACAAAGCCGCTAGCATGATTGCGGATAAGAAAGCTACTGTTATATGCATCATTACTACGTCTTTTTTCTTGTACATCAATAACTTTACCGTTGAATACATGGACACGAAACTCTTTCTTTTTCTTTATATATTTCGTATATAGAGGTGCCCTGACAAGCTCAGTAGGAGTGGTGGCAATAACAATACCATCGCCACTATGAGACTGAAGCAGAGTACGACAAAATACGGTTTGATTATGTTCCAGCCAGTCTTTAGCTTCATTAATATCTTCCGTCCATTCAGGACATGATACCCCATGACGACGCCACTGCTTAAAAGTAAACAACTTATTACTAGCAAGGCGTACATTATCAGGATTATTGTAAATACGACAATATGGTATGTTATTGAAAGGCTCACTGCTACCCCAGTTAATAATAAATCTAGTAGGTTTAAGTAGATGGACACGATCTTGCCTAATGATAAGCACACGCTTCTGGATACTTTGCGAAAGCCCAGCTATCAGTGCTCTTGCCGATCGAGAGCCCCTTCGATATAGGGTTAGAGCTACTTTCGATGATAGCTGCTTGTTGTTTTTCTGTCGCTTCACTAAATGCCTCGCTGACGCAGTCTGCACAGACTACTCTAAGTTTGTTTGAAGTGTGTTTAAGTTTAACGCTAGTAAAATCAGGTTGATGATGGCTGATCTTCCCACCGCACTTATCACATTTGTGGTTATTAGCTATGTTTTGCCACATAACTATTGGTAATGATGTATTATGAACTTTAATCATTTCTGGAAAACAAATGTTATTAATGAAATAGCTAGCACCACAATTAGACGAGTGATAGTTATGTACAGTACCTTCGACATAAGGTAAACGAATCATTTGATATGCATCTGCAATATCTAAGTCTCGAGCGAGATAGCCTGCGATATCCGTTTTGTTGTTTGGATATAGCATCTTACCTTTTAAGCGAATTGTTCCGTTTTGAATAGAGTTTTGCATAAGTTCATCAACTTTTACTAATACTTTAGTACCTGCGGGAATACGATCATTAACAGAAAGGGTAGAGACTGTCCTCGTCATACCAACGAGAGGCAAGCGGCTTTGTTGCCCGTAAGGACTTGTAACTGTCATATTCGTATTCCCGATAGGCTTTGGGGTATATAGTTCAAAGGGTTCAGATGTTTTTACACCTTTACCATCAAACGAGATTAATTCACCAACTGGGAAGGATTGTGCTTTAGGGAATGTACTTGATTTACGACCTAAAATCCAGTCCAACATAGGCCCTTCACTGGCAAATATAATATTGCTGCTCGTTTCGACATACGCAAGTGGTCTTTCATTGTTACGGGCAATGAACAATCGTCCGACACGTCTGTCATACCACACGAAGGTGAAAGCTCCATTGATTTCTTTAAGTACTTCTTTTGCTGGTCGTTCATTAAAAGCATGGGTAATTGCATGACTGTCAACCTCCACATCTTTGTTAAAGTCTTTATGGTTATGTAATGTGCCATTATGTACGAGCATGATGTTACCCTCATGAAAAGGGTGTGCATTCTCGGAGTTAACAGCACCTCGTGTTGCAGACCTGTTATGGCCTACTAATGTTGTCATACTACTTATAGCTTTGTTACGAAAATCGCCCCACTCTTCGCAACGAAACATTTCTGTTGGAGCAGCAGCTACTTTGAAGGCTTTAGCTTGTTTGTTTTTATGGATACCAAAGGCTCCAGTGCTATCAAGACCACGAACACTGTCACACATTAGTAATTCTTCAAATAAGTCTAAGTCGCTATGGTAGAGACCTGTAGGGGTCTTTGATATAAGACCAACAATTCCACACATCAGATGTATCCTTCTAAGTTAGGTTTTTTATAGCTAAATAATCTACTAATAGTCATATCAGTTTTCATTGTTTTTTCATATGAAGCGTCACGTGTTAATGTTAGAAAATGAGTACCAAATACTGCGTAGCCAAGACCAAAGTAATCATGAGAGACTGTTGTATTATGAATAAGTTTTTCTAGTTCTTCTGTTTCTAGTGAGATTGCAAAGGTATATAGTTTATATAAGATGTGAAGCCAATCAAATACTACAAATTTATTACGAGTACCACGCAGATGACGGAACTCGATAGTACCATACTCACGGAGTGGTCCAAGATTTAAGCCTGTATATTTGCTCCATGTTGGTAAAGTTTCTGCTTTCATTAATGTTTTAAGTGCATTATAATAATCTGTGTTGCCAACAGGAATACAGAAGATAGATTTCTTTCGTTCTGGACCGGCAAAGCTATATAAAAGATCTTCAAAGCATTGATATAAGATTACAATGTTATAGACTTGATCAAATGTTAATTCACGGCAATTTAAATGTACATGAATACTTGTCCGAGGACTAAAATGATTTCTTTGATTTAAGATGTCATCAAATAAATAAGTAATAGCAGATTCAATATGTTTTGGTTCTGTTGGTTTTGAGATAAACTCTACGCCACGATTACGTAATGACCCATCTGTCTCAACACGCCAGCTGTGACTTGGCAGAGGGTCAAGCTGAGTTGTAAAGTTTTCAACTTCAACTTCAACACCTGTTAAGGGCATGCTATAATAATTGAACCCTTGAGTATTTAGTGGTTCTTTGATATCTTTGTTGATGTTTAGTTTAGGATAGTCGTTACGTTCATTTAATTTCATCAGTAAGTACCTCCTCAAAGCCATTACAACTGATTTTACCGTCTTTTGTTACAGTTCCAATAGGTGCAAACCTGTAAAATAAGACATATCCTGCTTTTTTAGGATTAAGAATAGCTAGGTTACGAGATAATGCAACACCGTTGTAACCTTTGTTATTGAGCATGTCCATTGCGTTGCTAAATGTTGAATATACTGGATTAAAAGCTGCTCTAATTGTATTAAAGTCTACAATACGTAAATCCCGTCTAGCTGTATATATGTTAAGTGGACTAAATACACCACAATTGTTTTGATGAATACCTCTTTTCCATTGACGTTCAGGTCTTCGGGTGAAGAAGTTTGCATCTTTCTCGATTTGGATGTAAGTTGTTTGTGGCATTTTAAAGAAGATGCGTGCACTTGTGTTATAATTAAGCACAATTGTACCTACTTTATCAGATTTTAGCTCTAATTTAGGGAATTTAGGTCCATTTGTAGTTTTAACAAGTTGAAATAAGCTTGGTTCTTCACCTTTAAACGATACTTGGACAAAACTACCTTGATATTTACGATCAAAGTCTTCAAATATCTGATTAGGATTCATAAACTAGTTGCCCAATGTTCAATGTCTGGTACTAAATTAACGTTTGATGTGTTGATTGCTGTTTGTATCAAGTCGCCGAGTTCTGGTGTGATGACCTTGCCTTCTTCCACGAATCTAACAGCTTTTTGAGTTTGTTCAAACGCCCATTTCTTTGTTTCGTCGCTTTGTAGCCACGCATTCGATGCTGTTCTGTATTCAATACCATATTCCTTTGGACGATATGCACCTGCTTTGCCGTAAAGCTCACGACGTCGTGTATCTGTGTCAAATCTTAACATAGGCGCACCGACGAATAGATCCATCGCTTGACAGAGTGCCAGTTTATCCAAGTGCGGAGCTTCAATATGAATATGACCGCCAGCAGATCGTAAATGCTTGTTTTTAGTGCGAGGCTTAGCATTAGCTGCACCGTAATTCCAAGCATTAAAATCAGGATCACATCCGAAAGTTTGAGCGGCTTTGGTATTAAGCTGTTCATCATCGAATTCAGCACTTGGATCAAAAACAACAGTGAGATCAAGCTCAGCAGCACGTTTTGTAATCCAGTTAAGATTAAAGTTGATGACATTTACGAATTCCTCTACGTCGTTGGTTGGAGGTGTGTTAAATTCTACAGTTACATTGTCTTCTTGTACAGAGCAACCATTACCAATAGACATTGGAGCATCTTTACTACCACCAATAAGACCAACAGATGATATAAAGCGTCCTGTTTTGTCTTTTAAGAATGTTTCAGGATCTGAACCAATGCGAACGTAGTCTGTATCTGTTGATAACATTGCTTGAATAATATTTAGTTCCGCAGGTTCAAGATTGTACATGGCTTCTATGCTCATAACTTTTCCTTAATTTGGTTAATAGTATAGTCAAGCTCTTCAGGTGATGCTGCCCACTCCGGATGCCACTGAAATGCTAATGCGTTAATTTTAGGGAAGAAGACAGCTTCAGGTTCATTGTATGCATTTGTTTCATTAATTTCATGACCTAAATAGATATCACTTTCTGCTGACCATGCTAATAATTCATGATCAACTTCCCATGGATACATTTGTTGATGATGTACACTAGATACTAGAAATGATTCATTAGTTTCTGTCAGAACATTATGTGATCCGCCATGATGATTGACATGTTGAACTAGTTTACCACCCGCTAAGGCACATGCTAATTGGGCTCCACGGCATATACCAATAATTAATGCTTTCTTTTGAATAGCATCTTTCATTGCTGTTACTTCAATTTCATCACGTCTTGATGGTGTATCGTTTACATGACTGTGGGTATTTGGATTGTTATATAATGAAGGATGTATATCTGAACCACCTTCAAAAAGAATAGCATCATACTCAGCGTCAGGAGTCCAACGAATAGTAATATCAAAAAGATCTTTAATTTCACGAGCTACTCCTGTACCCAGTGGGACTGTTGCTAGGATTTTAAGTTTAGACAATTACAAGTTCTCCTTCATTAGTAAATGATTTGGTAATAACTTGTGGAACGCCTGTTTCACGAATTGTTGAGATTGCCATGACAGCATATGGAGTCATTGGATTTTTAGTTGCTAGGTGTTCACACGAACGAATAGCGTCAGCTTCTGTTGTGTAATACAGTTTGATGGCATCATCTCGTTCAAATGTAATACCGCTTGAAACACCCAGACTTACTAGAATATTAGTAGCTGCACGACGTCGAGTGGTTTCACCCTCTGTGTTATCGTGTGGGAGTTTAGTTACGAGCCATATTTTATTTATAGCCATTAGTTGCTCCCTTTTGGTAATGAGGCTTGATAGCCTTGAATATGATTGCCTGAGTTAGGATTGAAAGTTGAACGACCAATCTTACGCATACCGTTTTTGATAAACATTTTACGGATGTTAGGATGTTCGAACTCTGTTGCTCTTGGTTGTTTATAGAACCATGCTTGTATAATACCTTTACGGAACATGTTACGACATGTACTTGCAATGATTTTGAAATACTCGTCTAATACTGCATCAGGAACTGGTGTTGCTAATCTCATTTCCCAGAAATTACCAAGTTGCATTACACCACAACACCAAGTTGTAGCATCTGGATGAACTCGCATAATAGCAGTGTTTCGTGGTGAGACACGCAATGTTAATACTATACCATCACGGCAAACTGTGTAGCCCTCACCAACATCAACACCTTGATCTGGGTTATTAAGCCTAGTCCAGAGTACATTCCAGTCATTTGTAAAGTTTTTGTATAGTTTCATGGTCTTTTATTTTCCCAAGATTTGTTTAGAGATTGCGGAGTAGATAAAGTTTGGAACAGGGTTGCCTTTTACAAGCAAGATTCGGTTGCGTTCACGACGAAAGCAAGCCCAGTCATCCCAACCTTCTTTTCCAAAGAATACATCGAACATGTTGTTGTTACGCTGTTTGATTAGCAATTCGTTCATTCTGTTATTTCTCCTTGACCTATGTAAATGTATTCACCATCAAGATATTCCTGCACTTCATCGAATTCATCTTGACTTATATTGATGAATGAGAGGATATTTGGACGTCTATTGTGTCTGGTGTAAAAGGTTACTACAAACTCAGCTAAATCCATACCATAAACAAGGCAATTTATATGACTGTCACGATGATACAGTGTGACATAATATATCATGTCGTCAAACATTATACATCTCCATTTCTAATCATGGTTAAGTCCTGACTATCAGGAGCATACATACAGACAATTAACTCATCATGATAATGATAAGATGTTTTACCTGTTACCCATTTTACTTCAATTGGTGCAAAATACTTATCAGACCCGTAATTATAAGCAATTACATCAAGGATGATACCCCAATGACAAGGCTCATCACGGAAATACTTGGAAGTTGATACTGCTACAACTACTGCACGCTTTTCAAAGCCTTCTTTGATTGCAGTAGCTTTAGCATCTGCTCTTTCTTCCCATGTTGTATTAAAGCCACGATCTTCAGGCTCTTCATTAATTTCAGGTTCAAAAAGATCTAGTACTATAGGAGCGTCAATTGAGTAGACATAATCAGTGTCAATTGGTTCTTCTACAACAACTTCGGCTTTGATATAATCTGCCATATTTATACTTTCTGTGAATTGCTGCCCCCATACGTATGTGTAGGGATTGTGGTTGTTGCAGTTGTTTTTGGTGTGTGAGAATGCGTTAAACTCATCATTACAAATGCAAATATTAGAATCCACCAATGTATCTTCATTATGTTTTGACTTTCTTGTTCCGAGTCTGTATCCCAAGCTTTGCTTGGGTACGCTTAGACTCGTAGAACTCTATTAAAGCGGTATAAAAAAAACCAGAGAAGCCGTTAAGCCTCTCTGGTCGATGAAACTACTCAGAATATTGCAGGTGCGTAATTGTTTGAATCAAAGACAGGTGCATCAGGCTGTGCTACTGGTTGCCCTACTGGTGTTTGGCGTTGTGCTTTCTTTGCCTGTTCTTTCCAAGTTATAATGATGCTTGATAACTCTACAGCAATATCACGAATTGGTTCAGCGAGCGGGTTATTATACTTAAACACTTGTCCTGCGATTTCAGCTAACATTTGTTGAGCAAGGAATAATTTAAGACCGTTGTTTGCATTTTTCATTACTGCATTGTATGCGTTCCAGTCGAAGTCTTTACGAAGAGTTGTTGTATTGTTAGTTGCCATAATTTGTTTATATACCTTTATTTAAATGATTTAGTTTAGTTAAGAGGGGAATCGCCCGCCTCAAAGAGGACGGCGGGCGTATTCCACTAGTGTTATTGTTGATTTAGGTGATGGAATGTTTCAACATAGTCAAAAGCGACTGTTGTATCTGCATCATCGGTTGGGTCATCTAATTCGAGGATTTCGTCTTCCTCGTCAACTTCATCGCCACAATCTTCAACAAACTGTGAGAATCTTGAGTCATCTACCAATAGTGGTATCTCACCACATATTGTAGGTTCAGCTAGGTCTGAGTTAGCTAGGTCATAGAGATACATATCCCATTCCCACGCTTCACGCTTTGTGATTGTAGGTGCTAGGAACTTCTCAGGTAATGCAGGAACTAATATCCGCCAACCGTTTTCGAAGGCTATATCAGCTAGACCTTCATCTGCTGGTATTGCGCAGTGTTGACCAATTTGTGTGTTGTTTAGTAGGTTATATAGCATAATGTGATTAAAAACCTTTATATTAATTAATAAGAGATAAGGACGGCAAGCGGTGCCACAAGCACCACCGCTTGGCGGCTAAGGTTACAGATAATGAATGTTGGTTAAGTGCCAGATGGCGATACAAACAGCGAAAATTGCTACAGTGATAAGAATTGCTTTGAGATTTGTCATAATAAACTCCAGTTAGATTAATAAACATATAAGATTCTCTCTTATACAGCTCACATTGTACATGAGTTGTGGACAGCCCAAGACTGGCTGGCCTAGGACGCTCACGAACAGTCTTATCGTTCGTAGAGGTCGCTTGGTCAGACATGTCATTGGTTAGCTGTACACTTCATGATACAATTGAGCATCCTAGTAGAGAGAATAAGAGGCAGTCACGAAGGTGAGGAGCAGAGCGACGAGACTAGTGGCTGACGATATAGTAGCAGAAGGGCTTTTGAATTGTATTGACTAGGACTTTAGCTGTAGTTATTCGCTTTTGAGGAGCGAGAGCATCCGTCTGTTACATGGCCACTATTAGTGGCATGTGTCGATAGCCATCGACTCAGCGTAAGCGAAAGAAGTCCACAGTGTATTGAGTTACTGATAAGATGATATAGATTAGATGTGGGCTAAGTGATTGATGTTAAAGATGATGGTAATACTACTAAGTAAGTAAGGACTAACATAATAAGATGAGGTCCTATCGATAACTAACTAACATAGTAATAAGAGTAGTAGGAGTAGGGTATAGGG